TGCTTCAGATTGATACCAATACAAGGTATCATAAAGATAAGTACGATGTGGTAAAGCGTGGTAATAAATTGTATGATCGTTTGAATCATACTTACACTTTTACCGATACTATCCAAGCAGATGTCGTCTGGTACTTTGATTTTACTGACGTACCTGCTGCTATTCAAACTTATATTACTGCCCGAGCTGCTCGCATGTGTGCTACCAAGATGATTGGTGACCGTGAGTTAAATGCTCTTCTTCAAGAACAAGAGTTCCAAACACGAGCTGCTGCTCTTGAATACGATTGCAACCAAGGCGACTACTCGATGTTCGGGTTCCGTGATGGTGAGAATTATTACAATAGCTATCAACCTTTCCAAGCACTGATGCGATGAGTACTGTAACCCAAAGGATTCCTAACTTCCTTCTTGGCATTTCACAACAACCTGATAATCGTAAGTTTCCTGGGCAGCTTAAGGATTGTGTTAATGCTTTTCCTGACTATACACTTGGTCTACTAAAGCGCCCAGGCGGACAATTTAAAGCCAATCTTCAAGGTGCTACTGCTGAAGGTAAGTGGTTTTCAATCCTGAGGGATCCAGTTGAAAAGTACGTCGCTCAGTATGACGACAATACCTTTCGTGTGTGGAACCTTTTAGATGGTTCACCACGAGCTGTAGATATGGGTAGTGATACAGGTGTTCCAGGTACCTGTAATCTTGTCAACCTTAAAGCTGATCTTGCTATTTACAACGCTGCTGTTGAAACTACAGCAACCGAACTAGCTGATCTCCATGCTGCTCAAGCTACTTACGCTGAAGTCCTAGCTGGTCAAAGTTCTACTGAAGTAGCTTTGTTTGAAGTCCAGTATGAGTATGATAAGCCAGGTGACATCGAACAAACTGTAAAGTCTGGCATCCTTAAAAATGCTAACAACGTTTACATTGTTAAGAACAATAACACTGTTGTAAGTTCTACCACTACCCTTCCTGCTGGGTATGCATTGGGTACCGAGTTTACTAACGAGTACCCTATTATTGCTTCTCAAGGTTATCGTGTCTACCAAGCTATTCAAACAGTAGCTGCTACCCACGACGCTACAGATCTTAGTAATGCTGAGACCGCGATGAACACGGCTCAGACTAACTACGACAACGCTGTAACTGCGGAAGCTACTGCTCTTTCTGATTACCAAGACGAGCTGGACAACTGTGAAATTACTTCGATTCCTGGCGATGGTTATCTCAATGGTGCTACTGCTAGTGACATTGAGGTTCTCACCCTGAATGACTACACCTTTGTTCTTAATAAAGCAAAGACTGTAGCACTTGAAGCTGATACTACTACGGCTAAACCGAACGAAGCTTTTGTCGTTCTTAAAGTAGTTGGTACTGGTCACTATAAAATCTTCCTTGATGGAACTGAGCGGGCTACTTATAACGCTGGTACTGGTGGTGACGTAGATGCTATCATTTCTGACCTTGCTGGTGACATTAATGGTAATACATTTGGAGGTACAACGTACTCTGCTACTGTTGTAGGTCCGGGTATGTACATCAGTGCTGATGCTGCGTTTACTATTTCTGTAGTTGGTGCTCCATCTGAAGGAGCCATGTTTGTCTTCCAAGATACTACACCTACTGTTGCTGATCTACCCATCCAATGTAAAGATGGTTATGTAGTCAAGGTTGTTAACAGTTCTGACATTGACGTAGATGATATGTACGTCAAGTTTGTGGCTGATGGTACAGCGACATACGGTGCTGGTGTTTGGGAAGAAACGGCTGCTCCTGGTATTCAGTATAAGTTTGATCCACTGACTATGCCTCACCAGCTTGTGCGGCAAGCAGACGGATCATTTACCTTTGGTCCAGTAACTTGGGAAGATAGATTGGTTGGCGATGAAACCACTAATCCTAACCCTAGCTTTGTCGGTCAGAAGATTAACAACCTTTTCTTCTATCGTAACCGCCTTGGCTTTCTTTCTAATGAAGCTGTGATCCTGAGTAGAGCTGGTGATTACTTTAACTTTTGGGTAACCACTGCTCTTACTGTTACAGATGATGATCCTATTGACATCACTGCATCTTCTATTCGACCGGTCAACCATCGGTACGTTCTACCTACTAGCGTCGGTCTTGTTCTGTTTAGCGATAATGAACAGTTCATTTTGACCACTGATGCTGACATTCTCAGCCCTAAAACAGCTAAGATTAACGAGTTGTCAACTTATGAGTGTGATCCTACAGTTGAATCAGTTAACCTAGGTATTAGCCAGGCATTCTTGTCTAAGACGCCTTTGTACACTCGTGTGTATGAAATTGGTAATATTAGCACCGATCGCCCGCCCGAAATGATCGAACCTAGTATTATTGTTCCTGAATTAATTCCGGAGACGATTGATTCATTTATTGCATCACCTGCACTTTCGTTGCTTTCTCTTGGTACTTCAGGTAGTAGTACTATTTATCAGTACCGTTTTATTGCTCAAGGTCAGAACCGTACTTCATCTTGGTATAAATGGGATTTGACTGGTACTTTGCTTGATCAATTCTTTGATGCCAGTGCTTACTACGCTACTGTTGCTAATGGTACTGATGTTTACGTCCAATCTTATGACCTTACCCAAGCAAGTGAGGAAGGATTCTTAACTCTTCCTACTGGAGAAAAGACTGATGTTTGCCTTGATCTTTGGAACGTTAATCCTTATCGAACCTACGACTCTTCTGCTGACACAACTCGGATCTTTTTACCGTATGATACAGTCAGCGGTAAGACGCTCTCTGTGGTCATTCTAGGCGGTTATATCGGTGCGAATGAGGGATTGACTGCAGCATCAGTTGGAGCTGTGTTATACCCGACTGTAGCGGGGTCTGCGGGCGCTTACTATGTGGACATTGATGGTGATTATCGTGGACGTGATTTGATTATTGGTTACATTTACAATATGGAAGTTTCTCTTCCTAAGTTTTTTATGACCCAATCTGATGGTCAAACATCTCAATCTGATTTTACGTCTGACCTTATCATTCATCGTATTAAAGTGTCTACCGGCTTAAGCGGTCCTGTTAAGTATCAAATTGACATTACTGGTCGTCCTGAATGGAGTAATACCATTGAAGCTGTCCAGCCTAATGAGTATGAACTGAACAACGTTAACTTGTCAGCTGAAGCCATTCATACGGTACCAATTTATCAGCGTAATGAGAACCTCTCAATCAAAATTATTGGTGATTCCCCACTACCAGTATCGTTGCTGAATTTAAATTGGGAAGGTAAATACAACACAGGTTTCTATAGACGCTAATGACTGCATCCACCCGTGGTTTTACTTTTAAACCAGCTACCATTAACGACGTACACGAACTAACCAGTCAAATGCTGGATAGAGGTTTGTTAGACTTTGAAAGAGTAGGGCAACACCCAGTCTTATCTCTTGCTATGTATATCCATGAAGATGACTCCTACCTGATCTACGGACCAGATGGGAGTCTATATGGAGCTTACGGAGTATCGGAAGATAACTTCGTTTGGATACAGATGACGAAGCAAGTTAAGAAGAATCCACGCACAACCGTTAGATTCGGTAAAGCGTTAATGGAACATATAAACCGTCCTTATCTATGGACGACTATTGATATTAAAAATACTGAACTAATTAACTTAGCTAGGTATTTAGGTTTTAAGGTACTACGGGTATTTCCGGATGGACCTGACAATGTTTATTCTATTGAGATTGTACGATTATGGCATTTGGAGTAGGTGAAACCCTAGCTCTTGCTAGCTTTGGGATTGATCTAATCGGAAAGGCTGCTGGTGGCGGTAAGGCTTCACAACAAGCTTATCAGGAAGCTTACGGTATGGAGATGGATCGTCTCCAAATGGAAGCTAGGAACCGGCAACGAGATGCGATGTTTAAAGCCCGACTAGAGATGGTCGATAGGCAAATTGATAACAACTGGGAAGCCGCTTATGATGCATGGAATTCAGAACAGATTCGTCTGAATGAAGTCTACGAAAAAGCAGCGTTTACTTCTCAGGAAATGTTGCAAAAACTAGTAACGGCACAAGGAGTGCAAGCTGCTGGTGAACGTTACGGAGTCAGTGCTAGACGAGCAGGATTGGTAGCTACCTTAGGTGCTTATGGTCGATCCCGCTCACAACTAGCCAAACAGCTGACTAGTGAGCGGTTGGCAACAGAACGTAGTATGAAAGTAAGTGCACGTAGTCTTATGGCTGCAAATGATAGAGCTATGGCTTCTATCGCGGCACCTGATATGGAATTTGCTGCTGCTAATAGATACACAGATTTCTCTGAACCAGCTCTTTCTAGTGCTTTGAAAATCGCTCAATCTGGTGTTAGTGCATTTAAAGCTGGTTATGAAATGACCCCAGCTGGTGATAAATACTTTGGTAAAACTAAGAAAATTCCAACTGTTAAAGTTGAGAAAGCATAAACTTTTTAAACAGTACAATGAACGAATTTGCTGCATTTGAAGAGCAGTCGCTGTTTAGTGGTGCTGCACGGGTCCAAGGATTCTCTGCACAAGAAGCACCCGATTTAACAGCTGGCCTACGGGACCGCTCACAGGTAGAAGAAGAAAACCTTCGTCGCGTTGCTGCTGCTGAAAACAAGAAGCAAACCAATGACATTAATCGTACGATTCAAATCTACGATGCTATTGCTCAAATGGGTGTACCTCTTGCTAAAGAAGCAGCACAAAATCTAGCAAAAGGTTATCTTGATTCTCAAGTTATTAAATCTCAAAACGATCTTCGTAAAGCTAAAGAGTTTGGCACTACACCGGCTGGAACTGAAGCTTATAAAAAGCTTTTGGAACAAGCCCAACAAGAAGGACGGATTACTTCTGACGCTGCCAATAAACTTTTGAAAGAAGGTGCTCCTTTGGAAGCTATTAACTACATTAAAGGGCTTCCTAGGTATCGCCAACTTTTTGCTACACAGGCGTATTTGCAAGAAAAAGCTACTACGCAGAAAACTCGTTGGGAACAATTTTTAGCTACTGATAACAGGGAGTACACTGATGTAGATGGTGCTACAAAGTTTCAAGCTAAAGACATTGGTACTAATGTGTACCGTGCAAACATTGTTTATGAAGCGTTCGCTTTAAAAGATCTGACAGATATTGGGTTTAGTCAAGAATTTAATCCTAACCCTGAAGTTGTACGTTCTTTCAATGAAACGGTTGAACAAACTAAAGCTAATTATCTTGCTAAAGTTCGGTTTGATAAAGCCGTTGAAGATTCAGAAACTTTAGTGTCAAGCGGAATTGATCAATTTTTGGCTGATAAAAAGCTGGAATCATTAGTCCGTGCATTTGAAAATTCTTACGATCCAAAACGTAACAGACTTAGAAGTCGTACTGAAGCAATTGATGCTGCATTTGCTGCTTTAGCACAGATGACCGGGGTAGATATTACTAAAGAACAGCTAAACGAGATTCTTTCTCAAAAAGTTTCTTGGGATCCTAAAAAAAGGACTTTTGCACAGTTTTATCGGGAAAGAGTTTACGGTAAAGACGGTCTGTATGCTGAAATAACTGCTGCTGATAAGCAAAAGTTAGCCGCTAAACAGGTTGAGAAAGCGCTAAACTTAGAGAAATTTAAAGAACGGTTTCAAGCTGAAGTCACAGCTTTGAGAAGGGATAGGGATAGGAGATTGAATAATGATGACGTTGAGCGAATCCTTCAATTTGGTGAAAACGAGTTAGGCTTAACTCGGGAAGACATGTCGTTTGCTCTTCAAGAGTATTTGACTGCAGAAGAGTTTGCTGATGAAAGCATTAAACGGAAAGCGGATACAATTTTATCGGCTCAGGGGTATCTCACAGAAAGAGATCTACAAGGTGCAAGTTTTGAGCTTTATCAAACTTATGCTAGAGCTGGCGTTATTCGTTCTGAAAAACTGGAAGAAATTAGTACTAGAAACCTTAATGAAGCTGATCAAATTATTAAAGCTTTTGTTGGAAAAAACTTTCTCCTTGCAAACGGTGAAGTAAATACAAGTGACCCTGACTATGTTATACAATCTCTTAATGCAAAACGTGCTTATGAGCAATATATGCTTGAAAAGCAATTAGCCGGTGTAGACCAAAATCAAGCACAAGAAGATGTTCTTATACGGCTTAGGGAAAACATTGATAAGGGTACTTACAAAGTTAAAAGTTATTTTCCGAGGCCTAGTACTCAAGCAGCAGTTGCACTCAGTAATGCACGGACTAAACTGTTAGATCCTAATTTTAAATTTACTGAAACTTTGTTACCTAATTCTGATGCTTATCTGACTCAACTTGATCAATGGACCAAAGGTGAAGCTGATTTCCCTGATTTTTATAGGCAAGCTACCTTTAGAAACAAAGCTGTTAGCTCTTGGGAACTGGCATCAAATCAGTACAGACTTAAGTATGGACGTGAGTTAAAGAAAACGGCTGGACAACGCGCTTTTGAAAGCCAATCAGCAGCAGTTCAACGGATCCTTAATTTCCATCCAACTCGTGCTCGTTTGTTGGTAGCCCAACCTAATACAAACTTTAATGTCAATGCTTACGATCAACCTTTTGTGAAAGCATCTAGACCTACTGTTACTGTTTCTCGTATTGACAATGCTAATCATCCGTTCTTTGTAGCTATCGGTATTAACGAAGGCACACGTCGGGCTGATGGTGGTTTTAACCCTGCTTACACTAGTCATGTAGATCCAGCTAAAACTGGTCCAGCAGCAGGTGCAATTAATAAAGGCACAGTTAGCTCTAGGGATCCTAAATTTGCCACACCTGAAGCGGTCGATCAACACTGGACAAAACACCTTGCAAGGGTGCAAACAAAGTATGAATCTACTCTTAGCTCTTACGGATTAGTAGCCGGCACTGCTGATTACAATGACATTATGTTTAATATCCTTGATTTGGAGGTACAAGCACCGACAGCAGTAGAAGATTTTGTTAAATTAATTCCAAGTATTATAGCAGAAAATGTGACTCCATCAGTAATTGGTAAATATCGTGCAGAAGCTTTTTATGTTCCTGGTACTCGAACGCTAAATGCTCCAGGTTTTAATAATAACTATAACCTATTGCTACTGGATCAACGACGCCGTGCTGGTACGTTTACCCTTAAACGGAGGGGACTTTAATGACTTATTTAGATGAACAAAGGGCAGCTGCAGAGGCTAGTGCTCGTGCTGCTCAGCAACTGACTGCAGAGGATGCACGTGACCGTCAACTTGAAGAAGAACGTCGTCGTCAAGAGCTAGAAAAACAAAGGGCAGCTGAAGCTGAAAAAGCCAGAATTGAACGTGAAAAACAGGAGATCATAGACTTCAAGAATAACAAAATTGAGTTTGATCAACTGAGTCTATTTAAAAGGGCTCAACAAGGCATTGAACCTAAACAAGAGGAACTGGATCAATTGTCCATGTTCAATAAACGTGAAGGTGATGCACGAGCCGCGATTGGCTCAGCCTGGATAAACAATGCTAATCAAAACCCTAATTTAAAACCAAATCAATTTGGTGTAACCGAAAATAGTGCTGAAATTGTTGGTGCAATTAAAGGTGCTTTAGCTAAGACTACGAGTTCTATTCTTACTTTCCCAGAACGTGCCTGGGACATGACTACAGGTGCTTATGCTGAAGAGCAGAAAAAGTACGGAAAATATACACCTGGATTTGATCCGTTTGGATTGTCAGACTATGATCCTAACCTAAGGACTTGGTGGGGACGTTTACTCACAACAGGTCTTCATTACTATCAACTTGGTAAGCTTGGTCAAAGAGTTCCTGTTGTTGGACCTAAATTAAAAGCGGCTGGTATCAAGGGTGACTTGGCTATTGGTTTTACTTCTGACTTGTTGTCTTCTAATTCTCAAGACAGCAACATGAGTCAACAGATCTATGAAGCCGAAGTTGCTAAAAATGTGCCGTGGGTTGGTGATGCTCTTCAATCTTCTCTTGGCGTCCTTGCAACTAAAGATACTGATCACCCCTGGCTAAAGACGCTGAAAAATGCTGTAGAAGGTATGGGTGCTGATATTATTATCGGTAAGCTTCTACGAGGAAAGGGTTCAAAAGGTGAAGAAGTAGACGTTGCACGTAAAGCAGATGTACAGGAACAGATTGATGAGACGGCTTCTGCAGAAATGGCAGCACGTGCTCGTATTGTCACTGAAGCAGAAAACAAACTAGTAGATCTAGAAGCTAAATTTGCTGATTCTAAGCAAAGACTTGATAGTCTACCAGATGGACCGGAAAAAGAAGCATTACTTATTGAACAACTTCAGATTGAAGATAGCATCAAATCGGTTCGTGAACAACTAACTAACGGACAATTTAGTGCATATGTCAATCGAGACATGGCAGACATGTGGGCAGGTTCTCCAAACTCCCGTGTTAAATCTACGATTGATCTGGCTAATCAAGCTAAGCGTCTTGATGAAATGGTTGAGATGCCTGGAGCAGGATCTACTGATGCTATTTTTACTCCAGCTCAAGCTAATCGAATGGCAACCGAATCCGGTTTGCTGGAAGAACAGCTTAAGAGTATGGCAAAAGATCTTTTGACTGATACTCGTTATCAGGAGATGCTTGCTGACGTTAAAGCTAATCGTGTTTCTTTTAAAAAAGAATATGGTTGGCAGTTTGCACGTATGCAAGAAACACTTGGTCGTCACGCTACTGCTGTAGATGCAGAAGATTTCTGGAAACCGTTCTTCGATGATCCTCAAAATACTTATAAAGGTATTGAGTATTGGACACAAGAAAACGTTGCAGCAGCTGATCTTGTCAATGCTTCTCTGTTTTCACAGCTACGGGATTTGGGTATTGCCAGCCGTGAGCTTGTAGACGTTGCCGATATTATGGATACCGATGGTCCGATGAAGACCATTGCTGACCGTCTTATTGTCGGTTTGACCAATGTTAAACGGTCTCGTCTTGTTTGGTCTGATCAAGGACGTGCTCTGCAAGGTAATAAGAGCCGGACTCCTACTAAAGAGTTTGTTGATCGTGTTGATGAACTTCGTGCTGAATCTGAAGCAGCTGTCAACATGTTCATGGATATTGCTGCTAAATCGGATAACGATGCAGTAGCACGTGCTTTGGCTGAAGCATTCTCCATGAGCAATAAGATTCAAAACTGGAGTGATTTGGACGCTTATATGCGTTCTAGCTTGACTAGTATGGGTATTAACAAGCCCGCTGGTCTTATGGTTAGAGAGCTACAAAGTGTGATGACACACAGCATTCTAAGCGGTCCTAAGACCCCTGTACGGGCAGTAATGGGTACAGCTACCGCATCCTTCCTTCGCCCCGTTAATACAGCATTTGGTGCGGCTATGCGGGCTGATTGGGACACCTTCCACTCTAGCCTTGCTTCAGTTAATGCTTATATGCAGGCTATACCCGAAGCGTTTAAACTGTTTAGGACTAATTTAAACTCTTATTGGGCAGGTGATGTTGCCGATTTGAAGACTCGTTTCCAAGATCCCACAGAACAAGCTAATGATATGTGGGCACTTTATGGGGAATGGGTTCAGACAAGAGGATCTGAAGCTGATCAAGCCGCATACCATATTACTAATTTTGCCCGTGGTTTGAATGATAATAAGTTTTTGACGTACAGTACTTCCATTATGGGAGCTACTGATGATGCGTTTAAACTTCTTATGGCTCGGGCTAGGGCTCGTGAAAAAGCAATGCGGTTAGCGCAGGAGAATCATAAAAACGGGGTTGTTCCTGATGTATCTCCTGAAATGCTACGTACTTATGAGGATAATTTCTACAACGATCTCCTAGATGTTGATGGAAACATTGACATTAATAGTGACTTGTTCCTTAAATCAATGGTAGAAGAAGCTACTTTGACTAAAGATTTGGATAACTTTGGTAAATCCTTGGAGCAGTATTTCTCCTCAATGCCTTTCACTAAACCTTTCTTCTTGTTTGCTAGAACCGGTATTAACGGTTTGATGGTAAGCTACAAGAATCTGCCTGGCATTGGCTTGTTGCATAAAGAATTCTATGATATTCATAATGCGACACCTGCTGATTTAATGAAGGTCGCTAAGTACGGTATTAACACTGCAGAAGACCTAGCTAATGCAAAGGCGATGTATGCTGGACGTCAAACAATGGGTGGTGCAATTACTAGTATGGCAGCCTTCCATTACATGAATGGTGGTTTGACTGGTAATGGTCCTCAAGACCGTCGTCTTCGTCAGCTATGGATGGATACTGGTTGGCAACCACGTAGTATTAAAATTGGCAACACTTGGGTTAGTTACGAGTCGTTTGAACCGTTTAACTTGATGCTTTCTACGATTGCCGATATTGGTGATAATATGAAGCTGATGGGTCCACAGTGGGCAGAACAAAACTTTGCTACAGTAGCATTGGCAACCGCCGGGGCTCTTACCAGTAAGTCCTACCTTAGTGCCTTAACTCAACTAGTTGATCTTCTTTCTGGTGAACAAAAAGGTGGTGAAAAAATTATTGCTAATCTCATGAATAATACTATGCCTTTGGCTGGTCTTCGCAATGAGCTTGGCAAGGTTATTAGCCCTTACATGCGTGAAATTAACAACAGTTTGTCAGAAAGTTTGCGTAACCGTAACCTTCTGTTTGAAGAAGGTCCATGGGGACTTCCCGTTAAATATGACATGCTTAACGGTGAAAAGATTCGTGAATGGAATTTTATTGAACGCATGTGGAATGCTACAAGTCCTGTTAATCTTAAGATGGAGGACACTCCTGGGCGTCAACTGCTTTGGAATAGTGGCTATGACCTGCGTTTGACTGCATACAGTACTCCAGATGGTGCCAGTATTTCGCTGGCTGATCACCCTCATATTCGTTCTTGGTTCCAAGAAGAACTTGGTAAACTGAATCTGGATAAGACTCTTAATGAATTGGCTGCTGATCCTAACATTCAAGCATCAGTTCAAAAATACCAGGATGATGTCCGTTATTTCCGTATAGATCGTAACATTGATCCTATGGAAGCTTATGTCCACAACCGAGTAATTAAACAACGGTTTGAATCGGCTAGAAAGAAAGCTTGGGCTAAGGTACGTGAACTTTATCCTACTGAAACTAATCTTCTGTACGAAGAAGCAAGGCAACTTAAAGTCAAAACTTACCGTTCTCTCGAAGAGACTAAAGGCAGACTGCTGTCTAACATTTAATGTTAATCCACCCATCCCAACTACTTACTAGCGTAAATGGCTGTAACTGAAAACTTTTTTACTGGGGATGGTTCTACCACTTCCTATGTTCTAACATTTGAATACATTGATGAGGATGATGTCAAGGTAAGTCTTGACGGTTCCGTTACAACTGCATACTCCTTTGCCAACGCTACTACGATCCTGTTTAACACTGCACCTGCTTCAGATGTAGCGATCAGAATCTATCGTGACACGGATATTGATGAACTGAAGAGCACGTTCTTTGCAGGTTCATCTATCCGTGCTCAGGATCTTAACCAAAACTTTGAACAGAATAACTTTGCTGTTCAAGAACTTAAGAACTATTCTTGGGATAACGAAACCGATACCATCCATAGCGACGAAACGTGGGTCAGTTCTGATACCCAGATCGCCACTACTGCTGCTATGGATGCGCGGTTCCAAGATGAAGTAGCTGAAACTAT